TCAGCGACATCAATTTCTATCAGTACACGAGAATCTTTTTACTGCCAAAATTAACCGGCAGCAGCACGGACACCATGCTCCGTTTCGATCAAATCACCTCGGGCTACTCCGTGCAGGGCTCATCATATTGGGACAGCAAGCCGTATATCTCTATTTTCGTTGAAAACTATATGGACCCCCGCATTGAGCTTTGGCATAACAACAGTAAATTTTGCGCCCTCACCATCAGCAGCAAGGGTACCTCAATGAACATAGGCCACGGTTATATCCCGCGCTCCTCGCTTGGGCAGAGCGGACCGACGCAGCTGACCTTCTGCAAAAGCAACGGTACCATTACCGGCGGACAGCTTCAAATTTACGGCCTTCGATAAAAGGAAAAGCCCCGCGCCTTTTGGCGCGGGGCTTTTTTACGCTTCAAGAATCAAAACGGATTCAAGAATTCAGTTTGATCAGGCAGTAGCCTTCGCCATGAAGATAGTGAAGGTGATGTCCAGATTGCCCTTGTAGGCGTGAGCCGTCAGGCCACTGGAGGTAAGGGTCGCCGTCAGGGACTGAGTATAGCTGCCGCCCCATTCATTGACCACATAACCGGCCTGCTGCAGAGCGTAACCGGCATTGTTCATCACATCTACGTCGCTAACGCTCGTCGTGTTGGAGCTGTAGGTGAGGTTGACACGCAGAGTGTTGGCGTTGACCTCCCACTCGTAGGTCTCCTCGCTGCTGCTGCCGGCGCTGCCCGGAGCATCCACGGTCTGGATCACGATGGTGGTGACTTCGCCATCCGAATTGGTCTTGTACCAAACCTTGTCGTTGTCGTCCTTCTGGATCGCGTTGACATTGGTGGCAGAGATGGTCTTACCGTCGGCGCTGATCACGAAGACCTCGCACTTATCGGCAACACTGATCGGGGTGCCGGCAAGGGTGATGGTGCCGTTGACAACAGCGTCATTCTGGTGAGAGGCATCGGCGGCCACATACTTCACCGAGGTGTCAGTAGCGCCGGTAGTGGTGGTAGCGTTGGCATAATAGCCGGCAACCAGGCTGTAGACGCCCTTGCTGTCCTTGGTCAGCTGGCTGGCGATGGTAGCGGTGATCTTGTTCGCAGCGGTAGCGGCCATCTTGATCTTGGTGATCTCACCGCCAATGATGGCGTCATACTCATAGTAATCACCAAACTCCTCGGTGTGGTTGACCGCGGGATTGCCGTTCTTATCGCCCTTGATGAAGAACACGCTCTTGGAGTTGCCGCTGATCACAGCGTCACCGTCGTGGGCGACAAAGACGACCTTGGCGGACGCCGAGCCGACCGGCACGTAAACGGCGCAATTGTCATCAGCATCGGTCAGATTGATGGTGGGAACATTCGCAATACCGACGTAAGACTCGACGGTGTTCGTAGCCTCATTGTAGATCAGGAACGTGGTCTTGCCGTTGGCATAGGAAGGACCGTTCTGACCGACGTTGTACTTATCGTTGCCCATCGTAGTGTTGCCCTTGGTGACCAGAACACCGTCGGTTTCGGTGGCATTGACAGACGCAACCTGAGTCAGAATGTATTCCTTGTCGGAATTGATGCGGTAGGAAACAATGTCGTTCAGCTGAGCAGAACCCCAGGACTTGACGTCAACGACCTTGCGGGTGCCGTCAAGGAAGAGCAGCTCGGCCTTGGTGGCGCCGAGAAGGGAGCCGGTGCCGGAAGCGGAGTTGCTGCCGATCACAGCGGCATAAGCATCAGAGGCAGCCGCCGCGTCAACATAAACGGCATCGCCGTAGAAGCCGAGATAAACATCGACGGTGGTGTTCATCGCATTGGTCAAAGAGCTGCCGATCGTAGCCTTGGAAGCGGCAACCGCATTGATCTTATAGGTCGTGCCGCCGGCCACAACAGACTTGCCCTCAACATAGCCGGTAAGGGTGCCGGTGACCTTCTCGGCGAGCTTCATGCTCTTCACGCCGGTGGCGCCGGTCATCTTGGAGTAGGTGTAGAGCACATAATCGTCAACGGCATAAGCGTCGTCGGTCTCATAGGTGCTGCCAAGGCCGGTATTGCCGGTGCTGGCGAGCAGGACATAAGCGTCCTTCGTGGTAGAGGCCTTGTAGGCCGCCGCGATCTGAGCGAAATAGGTGTTGATCATAGTGATGGTGGCGGTGTTCTTAGCGGAATCATACCAAACCTGAGTCAGAGCGCCGTTGCCGCCGACGTCATCGAGGCTGCCCTTAACAATGTCCTTGGTGAAAGTGGTCTTTTCGCCATCGACATAGTAGGTAACGTTGCCCGCAGGAATGCCGCTGTTGGACAGACCGAGGTCGGCATAGATGGTGCCGAGCTTGACGGAGTCAGTATACTTGGCATCTTCATCCTCGGCATACTCACCGATCTTCTTGGTGTCGTTGGTCCAAATGTGAATGGGACGGCCAAAATCATCCATCGCACCGGAGGAGAGCTTCAGCTTGGTGTAGAGCTTCTCGCCCAGCTCAATGGTGTAACCGCCGTTGTTGGTCAGGGTCGCATCGGAGATGGTCTGCTGCTTGGCAATGGTGTTGGTCACATAGGTGGGCTCGGAAGCGCCGAGGTTGATCTCAGCACCGTTGACGGAGATGCTGGAGCCCTTGGTGGTGTACTCAACGGTGGGGGCCTTGAGGGCGTTCAGAGTCATCTGAGCGGCCTTCTCACGGGTGAGGACCTGATTGACGGAGCCGTCGATCTTGTCCATCAGCTTGGCCTTGGCCATGAGCTTGCTGGTGTTGATGGCCCAGTCGGTGCCGACCATGCCGGCGGCCTTGGCATCGTAGCCGAGCTCAACGAGCAGCATCTTGCCGAACTGCAGAGCAGTCAGCTGACCGGCGGGGTCGAACTTGCTGTTGCCGACACCGTTGACGACGCCGGCCTGCGCGCAGTAGCCGACAAAGCCGGCGGACCAGCGAGTGGAGGCCACGTCGGTAAAGGTAGCGCCGCCCGGGAGGGCGTCAGCAGCCTTGGAGCCGAGCTCGAGGTACGCGATGATCTTCGCGGCCTGCTCACGGGTCAGGTTTTCCTTGGCATTGAAATTGCCCTTTTCATCGCCAATGAACACGCCAACGGCGTTCATGACGTCAACAGCTTCCTTGTAGTCGATCTTGTCGGCATCTTTGAAAGCTGCGTTGCTGATGGTGACGAGGGACATGGACATGACCAACGCCAGCACCAGAGCGAGTAACTTTTTCATATAATGTTACTCTCCTTTCTGAAATTTCCGTTTCCGGTTCTGCGGCATCGTATATTCTTCCGCGTTTCGGCGCGATTTTCTTTTGTTTATGCACGTTGGCTCGTTGAGGAGGGCGTCCGTCAAAATCCTGCCTTTGTGCAAAACGGAGAAAATGTTGCAAAAACGGGTCAAATAGGCGATATCGTATCCCCATCACAGAAATTCAGGAGGACAAATCAAAGAAAAGAACAAATAATAACAATTAGAGCAACACCAGCTCCAACAAGCAAAAGCATCTGTAAACAAAAATCATCAAGCATTTTATCTTTATCATCATTTTTCATTTAATCACCTTACAGTTTATTATATTCATTACTTTATCATATATTCATAGCTTGTCAATAACCTAAAGAGAGCATTTTGCTTATCGTGGTGTCACTCAGCCCCATTACATCAAGAGAGTAATGGGGCTGTGTTCGCTCGCTGGCGCTCGCTGGTGCATATCTATTCGCTAAGCGCGCTCACGCTTGCTTGCAAAACAGAAACTCCGAAGCAGAGCTTCGGAGCTTTCTATTTTCTTTACCTCTGATGACCAGAACGTTTTGGACCTGAACCAAGAAGAGCAGCATTATACTTTTCCATGAGCTTAGCATACTGCTCAGCAGAAACAGAACCTTCACCAGAAGAAGAACCACCAGTAACATCAAAGCCAAGAGCCTTGAGAATAGAATTGACAGCTTGAACATAATTCGAAGGATAGTTCTGCTCAAGAAAAACCTGATTCTCAAATCCTTTATCAGTCTGATACTTACCAAGAGCATAATGCATATTAGCATTATACTTAGAGCCAGCGTAACCAAGCTGAGCACCATATTTAGAAGCATCGGCGCCGATCTGAGCAACAAGCTTCTCCATAGCGGTGTACTTATCGGCTACGGCCTCTTGAGTCCTGGCATTAACATTAGCGGTCTGAAGCTGTGTCTGCGCCGAAAGAACAGAGCCGAGAATCTGAACCAAAGCAGCATTAGCAGAAGTATCAACCTCACCTTTAGCACCGGCAGAAGTCACACCGGAAGCAGTAGCACCGGAGGTAACGGCAGCGCCGTTACCTCCCATAGCACTTAGCACCGGATTCAAACCAGCGGCCTTAAGGTCTTTAATCTCTCGCTGATGAGCAGTATTGCTCATATATTCCTGCCAAGAACGGCTCTTAGCGGCCTCCTGAGCGTTGAACTGCATCGCAAGGGCATTTTGCCTCTCCTGCCAGTCGCGTTGCTCAGAAGCCATCTGAGCGCTTTTAGCGGTGTTTTCTGAAGCAGTCCGAGTGATACGAGAAAGAGCAGAATCCAAATTACCGACAGCCGGCACGCTCTGAACCTGAGAAGCATCCTTACCAGTAGTCATTAGATCACCTCTTAATGATGGTCAATCAGACCAGGAATGGAGTACATAGGCATAGGACGGGTAGTCCGGTTCTTAATGTAAATATCGGCAAACAACTGATTGCTGACAGCAGAAGTGACTGCAAGCACACGATCCACGTTCGTCTTATCCTCGCGAATCCAAGAATCCGAAAGCATAGGCAGAGCGGAATAGTCATCAGCCAAATGCCAAACATCAAGAGACTGCGCGTACTGAGAACGCATCTCGCCGGTTACACGAGAAGGCTTATAACGGTAATCAGCCCACGCTTCCTGATAGCCAAAGACCTGGTCATCAATGACAGCACCAGCAGTATCCTTAACGCCAGGACCTTGAGCAAAAATCTCCTTGTTCTTCACAGCCTGTTCGCCGATATTGGCGAAAACAGGCCAATAGTAATCAAAGCGGTCTTTACGAGACCAGAAACGTTCAAGACCTTGCTGGTAAGTATGATCGTAGCGAGCGACCATAACGCCGATGACAAAACCATGCTCCGTGAAAGATTTGGTGAAATCAGAATGCGTATCCGTAGTGACAGACATACCAGTAACAGTACCTTGTGCAGTCTCGCCGGAAGCCGTGGCCGACTGCTGGACAACCTGATTGATATTGATAGGGACACGGTTACCGCCAAGATATTCGGGACGCTGAAGGCGGGCATCCGGAGAAGTCACGCCGAAATGAGACTTGAGAATTTCAATATAGCGAGAACCGCCGCGGGCGTCTTTCTCGTAAAGCTTCTGAATCTGGAACGCCATACGGAGCTGATTAATCGTAGCAGCAGCAGCATTTCCGGAAGCGACAGCAATCAAACCAGACTTAGACAAATCATCACCAAGCTGAGAAACAGTAGCAACACCTACAGAACCGTTCAAATTAGACGAAGAAGGAACAGCCGTACCAACAGAAGAACCAAGAGTATCACTATTTACAGCCAAAGTTGAACCACCAGGAACACTCTGATAACCGAAAAGACCAGTCAAAGAACCATCGGTTAAACCTAAAGACTTACCATTACCAACAACCGCATAATTACCAGCAGAAGCAACAGGAATCAAAACATCCGGGCCTTTCTGCGGAGACGGCAAGCAGCTGGTAAAATAATCATGATACTTAGCAGCCTTATAGGGGAGACCACCTTTTGCAACATCGGTAACAAACGTGCCGGTATTAACGCCGGCTACAGTAGCATCATCGACGGGAACGACGAGCGGGTCAGATAGGTTTTCATCACGAAACCACTCATTCATCACCAGGGCATAAGCTCGGAAGGGAAGAGCACTAACGGAAAGATCAGGAACGCCAGTAGGCACACCGAGATAGTCGGCAATAGTTCCAACAGACCATCCACCAGAAGAAGGAGCAGTAATCTGAGGAATTTCATACTCAGTCTGAGGAATCCATGCAGATTCCGTATTCTCACCGTTGAACTGCTTCCAATGAGACCAAGTAAGCCGGTTCGGTACGAAAAAGAAATACGTGTCGAGGTAGATATTATCCATGACCGGAGTAAGCAGCGTCTGCAAACGCACGACCTTGGATGTGTCCACGTTGAACGTATCTCCCGGTAATACTTCGTCAAGGAAAAAAGGTACAATGTCACCAACGTTAAACGAAGTTTTAAGAGAATGCGAGCGATCAAACGTCGAACGCCGGATATCAATGTTTGTGGGATTAAGCGCGAAATGGGATTCAACATTGCGATTCATTCCGAAACCTCCTTTTTAGGCTCAACAGCCGGTTTTTCCTCCTGGGACGGGTCGGGCTCTCGCTCGGGCTCGATTCCGAGCTTGTCGAGGAAATCAGGCTTGTCCATGCCAGCCATAAACTCCGCAAAGTTATGGTTAAACTTTGCGCGAATATCGACAGGCAAAGAATTAAAAAAGCACTGACCTTCATTGACCTTATTCAAAAGGTCAGCATAGGTTGTAGGCATATTGGTAAAATCACCATAAGCGCCTTGGACACGCGATAGCGCGTCAACGTCGCCATTCTGATATCGAGCAAGAATCACGTGGATATCGACAGACTCGGCGTGCGATTGAATGAAATCGTAAAGGTCTTCTCGGCCAGATTCAACGAGATCCATAACTCCATTCTCATCAAACTTAGGCTGATAGAGAATCCGTTCGCGCTGACCTCCATTTGAAATGAAGCGAGTTCGCGGACGATACTGAGTAGCGAATCCAAACTTTTCATCATACATGATCAAACATCCTTTCTCTGAATGGAAGTACCATCCAAAATTACTTCGGGAAGCTGGGTCGAGATCGTGCCGGTCTCGTTGTCAAACTCGCCAATCTTGCAAAGGGCATAGTCCTCAATGTGGGAAAACAGAAGACTTTCCTTCTGCATACAAGCGTGCGCAAAGTTCCGCATAGC